ACACTAGCTTCAGTAGCTCTTTCCTTGATGTGTTTAAAGGCTCTATTATTAAAACTGGCAGCGTACATTCTTTCAAAAGGGATTCCATTACGTTGAAGATAAGAATGAAAGCCCATCGCACCAAGGCCAATCGCCCGTTCTCTATATGCACTATAAGCGGCTTTTGCAAAGCCTGTTTTATCTTGTCCCACATACTCCATAAACTCCTCTAATGTGTCTATTTGCTCTCTGCGGTAAAGCCACAGACCATTTAGTGCATGAACAATAAAATGCTCCAGTGTGTTGTCTAGCATGGTAACTAGGTCTGATATAAAGTTTTCATTATCTTTCCACTCATCAAAGTATTCTAAATTAACACTAGACAAGCAGCAAACTGCTGTGCGTTCCTCACTTGTAGGCAATGTAATCTCAGAGCATAAATTACTCTGTCGCACAGTAAGTCCTAAGTCCTTCTGTTGTTGTGGTAGGTACTCATTACAGCGGTCTGTATTGACAATGTACGGCTCACCTGTCTCTGCTCTGGTGTGTACTAGCTGCCACCACAAGTCCCTGGCTGAGACAGTTTTAACTGCTTGCTTAGACTTAGGATCAATCAAACGCCAGGGTAGATCATGCTCTACCGCATATAGGTATTCATCAGATACATTGACACCGTTATGCAAGTTAAGGCACTTGCGATTGAGATCGCCACCAGTAGTCTTTCGCATTGCAATAAACTCTTCAATTTCTGGATGGCTAATATCCATATACGCTGCATAAGACCCTCTCCTAGTAACGCCTTGATTAAAGGCAAGCATTTGACTGTCTACTACATGCATGAATGGAATGCTACCAGTAGACTCACTGCCGTTAGCAGTAGATATACCATTACTCCTAACATCACCCCAATATCCACCCAGGCCTCCACCTGAACTAGCCAACCATATGTTCTCGTCATAATGATCAGATAGACCACGCCTTGAGTCAGGAACATAATTAAGAAAGCAAGAGATAGGTAAACCACGAGTAGTTCCCCCGTTGCTAAGGATAGGAGTGCTAAACATAAACCAATTAGAACTTGCGTAGTTATAAAGTCGCTGTGCAAGATCAAAGTCAGTATGTTCTTGATAAGTAGCACTATAAACAGAGGCCCTTGCAAAAGCTTCTTGAGCATATTCTTCATCTTCCCAAAAGTATCTATCTTTTAATGTTTGAATAGAAAATTCTGTAAGCAAACTTTCTTTATCGTAATCAATCTCTATCCCCAAATAATTCATCTTGCCAGTTTTTAATGTCATCAACATCATCCTTTTCTCTTAACTGTGATTGCCTGTACCCTCTAGTACGTGCTTTATTTTTAGACTTTTTTCTTTTATTAAACTTTTCAGTGCGCTCTGCTTTTCTATCCCAAGACATCCTGATTCTCCATCAAGAACTTGAGCAATCGCTCTTCGTACCAACGAGCTTTATGTAGATCTTCTATAGGTTTCTTTTTGTATCTAAACCTCCAACGGTATTTGAAAGAGTTACCTCTAAGGAAACCAATAAATTCTTCAGGCGTGAGCATAGCCTCAATAGCTTCAATGCATTCTACATTCCCGTTATTGTAGTGAGCAGGATTGTTAACAGCATCTTTACTACTATTATCAGGTATATTTTCACCGTACACAGGATGATTATTAGGCTCATCCCATTCCCATTCTTCTGCTGCATCCCAAGCATTAGCTATAGCAGTGTTAAGTTTAAATTTATTCCATTCTTCTGGGGTTGCATTATCAATACTCATTCTATCCACTCCTTTGGAAATGTTTTTTCTGAAAACCATCTAAATTTATTCTTTGTTGCCCATTCAGAATGACTAAACTTAGTGCCATTCTTTCTTTTTTTTGCTCCTGGCATAGGCGCATAAGGTGAAGCAAATAAAAATACTAATTCACAATCATCAGGCAAAGCTTTTTTAACCCAGATATATTTGTTATACTCTTGGTAATCCCAAAACCTTCCTTTAGATTCTAAAAGAATTGTTTTACCGTCTATAACTTTAATAAAATCAGGCCAATAAATATGCTCTACTACATAAGGCACAGACTTATTATGCAAACTCCAAGTCTTTAATTGTTTCTTATGTAGCTCAGCCTCCCATTTAGAATCATAACCTTTAGGTATATTTTTTTCTTTAGGTCTTTTGACTCTGGGCTTACGCATTTATAATCTCATTCAATGTAATTGTCTCTAAAGTTTTATTAGACCTTTTAAGAACTTTCTTTATCTTTTTTCTAAACCATTTAAAAGTATAAGCATTCGTTCTTATTTGTCCTTGGCTAAAGAAATAAGGTTCTTTTGGCATTAACTCTTGGATTTTCTCAAGAGTTAAAAGCTTTAACTGATCTTCAGGTAATAAAGAATACAACCATTCCTTTATTAATCTAGTTATCGTATTGTTAAATTTTTGTTTTTTACTTTTATTTATACGCTGCACTATATTACCTCTTCGACTCTAGGTTCATTAACTACTTTAGTAAAGTATGTTAAGCCTTTGGAATACTTAAAAGTTCTTAAATCAGGATAACATTTATGTTTATGAGAACAGTACACACAAGCTTTAGGAAGCTTCATATTCCCTGACTTGCCTTCAGGTACAGGCTCATAACACATCTGTTCTGGAGGACTGTCCTGGTCTATGGCTTTTTTAGCCCTACTTATTTTATATCTAATGTTAGGCTTATCAAGCTCATCAGGCTGATACAAAGTTAACTCACCTGTTTCTTTATTGATAGCTAAGAAACCACCATTAGAAGACTTCTCTGCTTCTTCATAACCACTTAACTGAGCAAGATAACCAAAGGGATCATCGTCTCTAAGTGTTCCTTCTTTAAACTTTTTAAATGCAAAGTTAGAAGCAGTCTTTATATCAATAACTTCACCATCAATTTTACAATCAATGTGTCCTTTAATGTTATCAACAACAACTTCTTTCTGCTCATCTGTTACTGTATGCCCAGAAAGCTTTACTAAAAAGATTAAGATTTCTTCAAGCAAATGACCGTACAAAAATCTAATAGACAGAAAAGGATTTGATTGTTCTTTCTTTTTCTTTTCTTCTTTAAGATCAAAGTACAATTGTCTTAATGGCCTACCTACATTAGACATTCTGATATATTGCTTTGAGTTTTCTTGCGGTGTAGCCCAATGAGTAATACACTCTTTTAAATTATTAGTTAGTTCTTCTAATAATTCTTCTGGAACATCTACTGCTTTTTGATTAGATAAAGGTTCTAATGCTTTATAAATATCTTCAACTACTGTGTTTACTTTTTTCATGTCTATGTTTTACAAACCTTAATTTACGTGTGAGAGAATTATAATGAAGATATACTACACCCATAGCTTTTTGTAAAGGAGTTCTTGCAGAAAGCCTACCATCTTTGTAAGACTTAACATCTATTTTTTTAATGTTGCCTTCTTCATCTATAGCAATTAAATCTATAGGCCCTGTGCATCCACAGTTCTTAAAGACTTGATAACCCTTATCCCACAACCATGTTATAGCATAATGCTCTGCTAGATCTCCAGTTCTATTAGGGTCTGTTTTAGTGTGTATCACTCCAGTTGTCTCCTATCTTGTATTCTCCATCTAAAGGACAGCGTAAATCAAAGTATATTCCTGCATCTACAATAGCCTGAACACCTCTTTGACCTACTTCTTCTGCATCTTTTTCTAAACATTCTACCTGCCATTCATCATGTACATTAGCTACGCACTGAGCATCTAAATGTTTAATAGAATCTACAAATAAAACCAAAGCCTTCTTCATAATTATTGCTCCTGCACTTTGCAGCAGTGTATTTAAAGCAGCATGTTCTGATCTTATAGTAACTTTGCGACCATCTAATCCTTTTAAGAAACCTCTTTTAGACGCTCGTTCAACTCTATCTTTGAGATTTGCAAGTGCTGGTAAATTAGCAAGGAAAGATTCTCTAAGTCTTTTACCATCTTTTCTACTTCCTCCAACCACTGAGCCAAGTCGTTCATTTCCTGCTCCGTATAAGTATGCATAAATGAATTTTTTACTCTTATCTCTTGATTCAAGTCCCGCAAGTTTTTGATTAGCGGTGTGAATGTCTCCGTTAAGGACTTCATTTGTATAACTCCTATCGTTCATGTAATGTGCAAGCATTCTTAATTCTAAACCACTAGCATCTATACCTACTAATTTGTACCCTTCAGGCACTGTCCAACAAGATCTACAGTCTTTTCCATAAGGACTATAGGTGGCTGGTATCTGTGCCATATTGGGCTTAAAATGCGTCATACGTCCTGTTACAGCACCATTATGCACTGCGTAACCATGAACTCTATCGCCCTTTAAATTTTTAAACCAGGAATCTACTAAAGCAACACGTTTGTTTAATAATAAAAACTCACTAATTAATTTAGCTTGAGATATATCTTCTATTGCATTGAGTGTTGATTCATCTACAATAGGTTGTCCTGTTGGAGTAAACTTCTTGGGCTTCCAACCAAAGTCCTGTAAGTATTCTCCAATTTGTTTTCTTGAATTTAAATTAAAATCTTGTATCTTATATCTATCAAATGCAAGAACTTGAGTAGGATGTTTTTTAGAATAACATTCATACTCTTCTTCTGTCAACCCTTGTTTAGATAATGTACCATCTTTTTTAAACTTAGGGACTACTGTTTTTAACTTAACTTTTTTAGGTAAGAAAACTTTATGAACTTCTTCAACAATTTCTTGATTGGTTTGTTTTAATGTAGCCAAAAGCTTGTGTGCTTTTTCTACATCTAACATGAAGCCATAGTTCTCTTGATCTTTTAATATCTTTGCAACTTGATGCTCAAGCTTTATTGATTCTTCATCAAAGTCCGTCAACTCAGTTAACAATGCTTGGAAAACTAACGCATTTAATTCGACATCATTTATACAATACTCTAACATTTCTGGTGTGTATTCTTTAAAGTCTTCTTCTTGCATAAGACCTTTATGGTAATTTAATTTAAAGCCCCACGCTTTTAATCCATGACCATCCCTTTCAGGGTTTGCAAGCCTAGAAAGAACTAACGTATCTATTATCTTTTTATTCTTAAAAGATATGTCAGTAAGCTTTTCTAATACAGGAATATCAAATCCTAAAATGTTATGTCCTATAAGTATTTTAGACTTTGCCAACAACTCAATCCCTTCTTCTATATTAGAAGGAGAAAAAGAATATACTTGTTTTGTATCTATATCTTTAGCCACAATGCACCAGATAACTGATGCATCAAGACCGTCTGTTTCTATGTCAAAGACGAGATTCATTTATTTATTCCTTCGTTGTTCTTGCCTACGATAATTATATACTGTGGAATATCCTAAGTTTAACTTTTCAGCCATAGCTCCTACCTGCCAACCTTTTCTTGTTAGTTCAAATATCATTTCTTTTTCTTCATCTGTTAAAACTGTTCTGTATATTTTTGCTTTCTTTAAATTCATATATCTTTGCTGTGCTTTGATTGCTTGATAAAACATCTTTCATCCTTAAAACGGTATGTCATCTATAAGAGTATTTGTAAACTCAGTTTCTACTAGTCTTCCTGATATAGAGTCATACAAAAGATTACCTGCTAAACCAACTTCGCCTGTGTGCCTAGATTTTAAGATTCTAATCCTGGTTGTATTAGCCTCAGTTTTATCTTCAGCTTGTTGGTTTCTTTCTAAAGCTATCACACAATCTGACAGTTGTGCAATAGCTCCACTACCACGTAGATGGCTGATGTTTACTTCTGCACCATTCTCATGTCCTGAATTACCCTCTATCTTACGCAAGTGAGATACAAGTATAAGTCCTGCACCTGTTTCTTCTACAAGACTACGAAGCTGTGTCATTATATTATCTATCAGCCTTCTTTCATCACCACCTTCTAAAGCTGATACAAGCATGTGTAAGTGGTCAAGCACTATCCATTTACATTCGCAACCTACAATTAAGTAACGTATTTTTGCAAAGATTTCTTCTACAGTATTGATGCCAAAATGTGAGTGGATAAAAAGTTTATCATTAGACAATACTCTTTGATAAAGATTATCTAGTTCTTCTTCTGTGTACTTAGCTCTGACTTCTTCTAAGTGAATCTTTTCATTACAATCAATTGCAAGAATACCATCTACTGTACGCCTCCAATCTTCCTCTAATGCAATGATGCCTATATTATCTTCACTGTTATTAAGAATCCAATGCTCTAACTCTCTTGTCACACTAGTCTTACCAAGACCTGTACCACCACATACAGTTACTAGCTCACCTTTACGGATACCGTGTAGCTTTTCATTAAGCACTCCCCAAGGATATGGAATACTTTCTTTTTCTGTACGATCTTTCCAAGCACCAAATTTTTCTGATACTCTGATAATACCCGCAGGTGTAATAGTCTTTGCTTGCCAAAAACAATCAACAAACTTTTTATGTTGTGCTTTTCTAAGCATATCATTAGCATCTTTATACTCTGCTGGCAGTGTCATTATCTTTGCTTTGTTAGGTGGGAATAACCCTGCAACTGTTTTTGCTGCATTTCTCCCTGCCTTATCTGAATCAAAACAAATAATTACATTTTCAAATGAACTAAGAAACTCAAGATTCTTTTTAACATCTGCTGCTGCTGACTGTGCACCATTCTTAATAGAGACAACAGGCCATCTACTACCTGTAAGCTCATAAGCTGCCATAGCATCACATTCACCTTCTGTAATTGTAATGTACTTAGCACCAGGATTACAAAGAGTCTGTCCAAATAACTCAGCTTCTTGAATCTTGCCCTGACTAGTAAAACCTTTTGTCTTTACTTTACGAATCTTGTGAGCAACTAATTCATTATTAGCGTAATAAGGATAATAATGTTTATCTATTTCTCCCTCAGAATTATATGTAACTCTAACATTATAATGCCTTGCTGTATCCTCAGAGATACACCTATCTCTTAGATCTCCAAAGACACCTGTGTAAGAATCTTGTGATATAACGGGACTGGACATAGTTATATTCTCTCTACTGTATACTTCATTTAGATGTACAGGTTTCTGTACAACATTATCAGGTTCTTCATAGTTTGGAAAGAATGTTCCACAACTAAAACATTTTGCTGATCCATTATCATTTATGCTCACAGCATCACTACTGTCACATGCAGTACATCCAACATGAAACTTAACAAAAGCCATTGCTTTCTCCGAATTATATTAAAGAAGTGAGGGACACCCCCCGCAGTGGAGGGTGACCCGAATGGAGGGCTAGATCTCTCTGGAAGTATCTTCAAGTACTTCTGGATCAGGAAGTGCTGGTTCATCTGTATCAATATCAACTAATGCATCTTTAGTTAACATACTATTTAATGTTACAGTAAATGATTTACCTGCCCCACTAATAATAGCTAACTCTTTCTGCAAATTGTTTTGTCTTATTGCTACTTCTTTTAACAACACCCAAACACTTTGAGCTTCTTCAGATAATAAAGAAACATCATAAGTGCCGCTATCTGTAATGTAATGTTCAGCCATTTTTAAAACTCCGTTTCTTCTTCTTCGTAGCCAAATTCTGAACCGTCAGCTGCATCACCGCCACCACCATAAGGAACTAAGTCTAGCACCTGGACTGCTTGAAGGTCTAGACCTTTGAAGCTTCCATAGTGATTAGTAGTTTCCCATTCACGATACTGAACTTTAACTTCAGAACCATTACCTACAAGCACATCTAATTCTTCATTATTAGAATCAAGAAGTTTAGGAACTTTATTAAGCTTCCCATTCTTTTGTGCTACTTTACGTTTAATTACAAGAGCAGGGCCTTCTTGCATTTGTTTAATGCCATAACCTTTACTTGCAAAGTTTTGTGCAATATCTTCATCAACAAGTAAGTTGATAGAAAACACTGGTTCAAACTTTGTGTTAGGTGTTGTGATAGAAGCCCAATAAGCTTTACCTTGTATTACAGCCATGTTTTTATTACTCCTTTGCGTTAAAAACCTGTACAGTTTATAGAGACTGATTAACTATGTCAACACTTTTATGTGCGAACATCCTACAACACCAGTCTAGTTGCAGGTAATCATAGTTTACGATACCCCCTTATGCCTAATAGTTTTGCATTAGCACACTTGTTACATAATGTCTTCATCCATAAATGAACCATCTGCATAGGGTGGCCTTTACGACCACACTCTGCACATTTGATAGAATTATCTTTAAGCTCCTTCATAGTCTTTTACATTCATTCTAGTCATGTTAAGTTTGTATTCTGCATTTTTAATTACTACATTCTTTTGATGCATAAGAGTCCAAGCAAAGCTTTCATCTTCTAGACCTGCTTCTATTAACATCTCTTCAAGCATCCTATGTTTAGCATCAGCACTAAGACTATCTAGAATTTCATATACGCTTTCTGCCAAACGCTCATCATGAGCTTCTTTGTACTCGTTACTCATATCGTTACTACCTCTAGTTCTGTTTCAATCCAAACCTTTGCACCGCAAGGTAAAGGATTATCTGGTGAATAAATTACTTTTGCCAAAGCTTTACCATCAGCATCAACTATAGCTGCATGATTAGCCTTACGATTCTGCTTGTAATCTTTTACTGTTATCACAGGCCAGGAACTACCTTTAGCATTTGCTTTTATATTGTGCTGATTAACATGGATTCTAGTTTTCATAATGCTTCTACTTCCTCTAAAACCTTAATGATTCTACTTCTTCTAAAACTTTACCATCCTTAGTTACAGTATAGCCTGTAAGATAAGTTGCCTTTATTCTGTCATCATGATCAGTAAACGTATAGTCACAACAAAGGACTAGATCTTCAGCGTCTACTGACTCATTAACTAAAAGATTTACTTTAACCATAATTTGTTTGTACTCCATTACCCCTCCCACTGTTTTTGATTTCTAGTTTTGTCCCATTAAAGAAAGCAACCCAACCGGCAAAATCCCCGCTTTCCTCGTCGTAAGCTGGAGCAATTGCCAAGAGTCCCATTTTTGATTTTGGAATTCTTAGCTCTTTTGCGGCCAGTTCCTTTGCGTCTAACATGCTTTTAGCTGTGTATTCTTTGCGTATCATTTTAGGCTACCTCTAAACTTAATAGGTTTATTAACCCATTCACGCCATCTTTCTTTATCTAAAGCATGTGCTATTTCTAACATATCTGTCATAGACATATCACAGTGATCACAATCAATAAGTTTAATGCTAAATCCTAAATCATCAAACACTTCAGAAGGATTTTCAAATAAACTAACTCCACCATCACCATCAAAATATAAAGCTGCGTATGAATTTTCATCAGTATGTAAGACAATCTGTGGTAAAAAGTTATATCTAAGTTTTTCATACTCTTCTTTAGTAAGATCAAACCTTTCGTATATTTTATCCATGCGTAACATATCCTCAAAAATTAATTAGATTAAAGTAAGCAGTTTATACACATGCTTAGGTGCCGCCTACCCTAACTTTATGCAGCTAGTCTGAATACGTTATTAGTTGTAATAACTTTTCTAACTCTTCCTAGTGCTTCAGTCTGTAGAGAAGTAACAGTCGCTGGACTGCTAGATGATGGTGCCTGACACTTAGTACTCCAATCTGTTAGGACATTGTATAACGACCATAGATTGCCACCAAGAGAAGGCTTGTACTCTGTCTTCCATAGAGTCCACAAAGTAGCTAATGGGCTGTGCTTACGCTCATCACCATTCTTATTCTTTGTAGCATCACGTAGAACTTCATACATATTAGTTGTGCGATTGTTAATCATATCAATGTGACCAATAGCATACTGGTTACGAGACAACAAAGCAATTACTTCAAAGGCTTGCTCATCGTTAACAGGTGTATTGATCCATTTATTCCACTTTTCTGACTCTTTCATAAAAGCTTCAAGACAGTTCATTACTTGAACAGCACCTTTCTCATAGTTAATATTCTTTGTATGTCTCTGCTTAGATACTGCAAAGGCAGTACCAAACACACACTTATTAAGACATGCCCAACGCTCTGCACCACCTTCAAAGATAGTAGGCCAGCTACCATCAAAGCTGTTACGGCACAGTATGTCCAAAGATACTGGGCCTGTATTGCCTACTTCAATAGTATGTGCTGGAAAGCTGTAACGAGCATAAGCTCTAGCACCGTCATGTGATACGGATACTTCTCTTTTCATGTCTGTAAGATCCAGCTTAGAGCTAATGATTCTTTTCTCAATAGCTTGGAACTGTTGTGCATGGCTGTAGGGATTGTTATACTTCTCTCCTACAACAGATAGCTGTTCACCTGTATTAGCATTAATCAAAAGCTTTCTACCTTCGACTTTTTTAGAAACTGGAACACCATGATTAGGAATCTGATAGTGCATATCTAACATATCAGTCTTGAATGTTACATCTTCACTCATTTGACCCAGATTCTCAATTACTTGGGTACGCTTGTTATGCTCGTTGTCTATAGAATATAGCATTTTATTATTTCCTTTTATAAAATAACTTATTGGATTGAGGAGTTCCCTCGCAGGAGGGGAACGACGAAAGAGAATTACTACTTAACCTCATGTGTAAATTTAGATAACTGATCTGCATTATGCAAACTATTTATTAATGAGTCTGCTGCAAGATCCCATTCTTTCTTATATTGTTTCTTAACTATTCTTTGTTTTAGTACGCAATGTCCACCAAGTCCCAACAACTCTGAAACAGCTTTCCAGCCCTGGTCGTTGTGAACTTTATTAGCTTTAACCCTTGAACGTAAATAAGTAATCTTATCTTCATAGGTTAAATGTTTCTTTGAACCTTGCATTATTACCTCCTTTATTACTTTAATAGAAAAGCATCTTATGCACATAGCAGTTAATAGCAATTTAACGTGCATAAAATGCTTTAAACTTTATAGATTCTAACAACTAAATATCTATTTGGCAAATGATATTCTTTTTATTGCACACTTGCAACAAGTAAGAATAGTACCAAATACAACACTGGCTGACTTAGGAACCTCACGGTTACAATCATCACAGATAATAGTTGTACATTTGTAAAGGCTTGTGTTAACCTTCTTAGTTCTTGAATTAACTTTCTCCATGAGGATAATCCTCGTCAAGATGAGCTAACAATGTTAACTTTCCATTAAGATCTTCTTCAATACCATAAACTTTTAAAGGATAAGTATAATTATAATCACCCTTAAACGATACAATAATATCATTAGCTAAAGTATCTTCTTTGTTATGAGATGCTAAATAATTTATCAAAGCACGATAGCTGTAATAATTACTCAATGGACTACTCCTTCTTGTTGTTGAACAGAATCTAACTCTAACTTAACTTCTTTTGCCTTTTCAAGTATCTTAATATGCTTATCAAGACCTGCTTGCAGCTGAAGGTTACGATCAATAATAGTACTAAGGCATCTTTCTTTAAGGAACATAAACATTAATGCTTCTCTTTCGTTATCTTCCTTTTTACTTTCCTCGATATTACTATCACATAACTCTTTTATATTCTCTAAAAAATTTATTAGAATTTTATCTGCTTCAATACTACACTCAGCTTGATCACTTTGAGCCATTAAGACATTAAGTTTTATTAATAGTTCTTTCATTTACGTATCTCCTACAATACTGAACTAGTTTAGCTACAAAAAAGGGTGCTGGGTAGTTTAATGTCATACCCAGGACAGAAGGGATTACTTAGCTATGAAAGCGGCTAACTTGCTAGATAGGCTAGTTAACAACGACTGCTCATCTGCTTTTTGCTGTTCAGCAGGAGATAGTCTAGCTTTCTTCTTAAAAGCCTCTTCAGTCGTAGGTAACTCAATGCTATCACGCTGTGCTTGCACCTTAACAGCATCGACTAGCTCTTCAGGCAGCGCGGTAATGTTAGGGTTATTCATCAGTTGCCAGCAGTCAGACTTACTAGCTTTAATGACTGTCAAGACTTTCTTGAGACAATCCATCGTAGCATTATCTGCTTGCAAGTTAGCAGCTTGCATATCCTCTTTGCTAATAGCTTTAAAGGTCAAGCTAGAACAAAACCTAAGACCAATGGCCGTAAGCAAAGCTTCGGAAGGCTCATTAGCTTGGTTAGTAGGATTGCTGCTAGAGATATTTTCATTTGTTGTCATGTTGTTTCCTTTTACATTAGACAAGTTTAAAGATACAGGAGGTTTTTTTCCTTCTGCGAAGCAGAGGAGGGAAAAAATTTACCGTTTAGTCGTTAGAATGATATTGTTTGTGGAATTAATGACAACAAATGATATAATCTAATAGGCCATTGAGTTTCTTAGGTTTTCTAGTTTGTTTATTGCAAGCATGATAATGCTAGAAAGTCTTGACAGACGCTGTGTACTAGGAAGAGCTAGTCTTGGCTCTAGACTAAAGAGGCTTTTCTAGACTATCTAGTGTCTATACCTATCTACTAGCTAGGGCTAGGCAGGATGCCATACCCTCCCCCAGTATATAGATAGCAATTATAAACATTTTGAAAGACTTTAGGATGTGTACCAGCTAGGCGGGGCTATAAAGCTTTATAGTATGCTGGATTATTATATGCAACCCTGGCTAGGGATTGCTCCAGTATAGAGTTCAAAATAGCATTTGTCAAGATATTTTTAAATATTACTTGACAAAACTAAATAAGGTTCCTATACTTAGCAACATGAACTATTTATCTCAGAAAAATAGAAAAAAAGAACTTACTGAAAAACAACAAACTTTTCTTGACAAAGTAGTTGAAGTAGGGGGTGATCTAAAATTAGCTGCTGAGTTGGCAGGGTATAAGGGAAATCACTATCAAGTTATAAATAGCGTTAAAAATGAACTAGTGGATTTAGCCCAAGACCTATTGGCTCACCACGCACCTAAAGCAGCCATAAAGATGGTAGAAGTATTGGATTCTGATCGTCCTATACCTCAAGCTAATATTAGATTACAAGCAGCACAACAGATCCTAGATCGTGTAGGTGTTACTAAAACTGAAAAGATGACTGTAGATCATAATGTTCAAGGTGGTTTGTTTATACTGCCTACTAAAGATGCAGTAGTAATAGATATGGAAGATATAGAATGAATGAAATACCTGAAGGATATATCCGTAGAGTTACTTCTACTATTCCTTTTGGGTATGAACTTTCTGATATTCAAGGGTGGTTACAGCCTATTGAAAATCAATTAAATTCATTAACTTTAATATCTAATATGATAGTCAAAGAAGAACTTAGCCTTCGTATGGGGGCAGAGTGGCTAGAATATAAAACGGGAAGACGAATAACGGCTCGTGGTTTACAAAAACATATAGATAATAAATATGGCAGAAGATCAGAAAGATTGGGAGCTTAATCCAGATAATTATTTAAAGAATGATGATGGTTCTTTTGTTTTAAAGGTAGATGGAACACCTAAAAAGAAAGCAGGAAGACGTAAAGGTACTACATCTCAATATAATTATCATAGTGAGCAAAAAGCTAAGATACAGGCTAGAAGGGCTGTAGCTAAAGATAAAAAAGAAATAAAGAATCTTAAACAAAAAATAGATAGCAAGAAGCACAGATTAAAAACTAAAGAAGAAGTTTTTAAAAAGCTAGATAATCTTAGCGATAATAAGGTTATCGAAGAGGAAACTCTAGAAGAATTACCAAAGTCTGTTCGTGAGCACTTAGATGTCACTGACCAAGATATAGTATTTAAGGCAAATGAAGGGCCTCAAACAGACTTCTTGGCTGCTGGAGAACTAGATGTTCTTTATGGTGGAGCAGCAGGAGGAGGTAAATCTTATGCTATGTTAGTAGATCCTTTAAGATATGCTCACAAAGCAGCACATAGAGCGTTAATACTTAGACGTTCTATGCCAGAATTAAGAGAACTTATTGATAAGTCTAGAGAATTATATCCTAAAGCATTTGCTGGATGTAAATTTAGAGAAGTTGAAAAGCTGTGGAACTTTCCAAGCGGAGCCAAGATAGAGTTTGGTTTCTTAGAAAGAGATGCAGATGTTTACAGATACCAGGGACAAGCTTACTCTTGGATTGGGTTTGACGAGATTACCCACCTGCCTACTGAATTTGGGTGGAATTATTTAGCATCTCGTCTGCGTACTACTGATCCAGAGATTGTCCCTTACTTACGTTGTACAGCTAACCCTGGTGGTGTTGGCTCTACTTGGGTAAAAAAGCGATATATAGATCCTTGTGTACCTAATGAAAGCTTTGTAGGAAAAGACGGTTTAAGTAGAAAGTTTATTCCTGCAAGATTAGATGATAATCCTTATTTATCAGTTGATGGTAGATATGAGCAAATGCTGAAAGCATTACCTGAAGTACAACGTAGACAGTTACTAGAAGGTAATTGGGATATAACAGAAGGAGCTGCTTTTACAGAATTTGATATAGAAGTTCATGTTATTCCTCCTTTTGAAATTCCGATAGGTTGGGAGAGAGTAAAAGGTATTGACTATGGCTACGCTTCTGAAAGTGCTTGTGTTTGGGGTTGTGTTGATCCTACTGATGGCACCCTTATAATTTATAGGGAGTTATATCGTAAAGGACTTACAGGCGAAGACTTAGCTCAAGTTATTACTAATATGGAACTAGAAGATCCTTTTTCTGTTCAAGGTGTATTAGATACAGCAGCGTGGAATAGAACAGGAACTACAGGCCCTACAGTTGGGGAAACACTTCAACGAGCAGGGCATAAACTGCGTAGAGCAGATAAAAATAGAATTCAGGGTAAGATTCAAATACATGAATACTTGCGAGTACAACCAAGTGGCAGACCAAAAATACAGATATTTAGTAGTTGCCCTAACTTGATAAGAGAACTTCAAAGTATACCTTTGGATAAATCTAATCCTGAAGATGTCGATACACATGCACCTGATCATGCATATGATGCATTAAGGTATTTAATTATGTCAAGGCCAAAGGTTAATGACATATTTAATCAGTTTAGACACATGCGAATGGAACAGGCTTATACGCCAGTTGATTCAGAATTTGGATATTAGGAGAAACATATGACTAACCCAGTTGTAGATATACGAGATACAGGGCGTAACTCAGCAAAGTCGCTAGACGTTCAAGCCCTATCAGATAATGTAATTACTTCAGCAACATCTGCTACTACAGGCACTATTGCTGTAACGGCTAACGCTACTTATGATGTTAGCTTTACTCAACCTGCTGACACTTCAATTAAAAATCTTATTATGATTGCTAATGGTAACTTAGTTACTGGTGGCTCTTCAGGTGACGATATTGATTTTGACTTAGGAACAGCAGCAGGTGGTGGACAGATTATTGATGAAAAAGCTATTGCGGATGATGGTGGCAGTGCTATTACTATTACTGCTAACACCCCTTTGTACATTATTGCTAATGGTGTTCCAGCCGCAGCTAACGGCTTTTCTACCATGAGTGGTGGCCCAGCTACTTCAGAAGCAATGACGCTTGCAGGTTCTTTGTATAGTGCTGCTGCACGTACACTGCACATTCGTTTAAAGCCTCTTGCAAGTAACTTAGCGACAGCAGCAACCACGGTTACTTTTTTAATTGAGTTCCAACATCTTGGTGTAACTCCAGACTAGTAAATTATGGCTGAAAATACATTAACATCAAATGAGCTTTACTTTGAAGAAGTAGAGAATGAACAAGGTATAAACCTTACTCTTGAAGAAAACCTGCAAAATAATATTGTAGGTTTAATTCAAGATAGATTTCTTTCTGCTAAAAATGCTAGAGATTTAGATGAGCAACGCTGGCTTACTGCTTATCATAATTATCGTGGATTATATGGTAAGAATGTAAGGTTTCGTGAATCTGAAAAATCTAGAGTATTTGTTAAAGTAACAAAGACTAAAGTGCTTGCAGCATTTGGTCAGCTTGTTGATGTTGTGTTTGGTGCTAATAAATTTCCTATTGGCATTACAGAAACTAAAGTTCCAGAGGGGGTATCTAAGTACGCACATTTAGACACACAGAACCCCGTTCCTGGTTTAGAAACGACCTCTCCTGACGATACCATCGAAGAAGGTACACCAGAAAATCCTTATGATGTTGGGTTTGAAGGAGATGGTCGTGTTCTAAAACCTGGCGCTACTATAGGTAATGGTAAGTTTGAAAATGTTCCTTTAGAAGTACAAGCTGAAGAGCAAGGTATTTTAAAAGAAGGAACGCTGCCAAGTCCTGAAGTAATAGAAGTCAGCCCTGCTCAGAAAGCAGCAAGGCGTATGGAAAAGCTGATACACGATCAAATTGAAGAATCTAATGGAGCTAGTGAAATTAGAAACTCTTTATTTGAAGCAGCTTTATTTGGAACAGGTGTGGTTAAGGGGCCTTTTAATTTTAATAAAACTCTTAACAGATGGACTGAATCAGAAGAAGGTACTAGGGAATACTCTCCTATTTATGTAAGAGTACCCCGTATAGAATTTGTAAGTATTTGGGATTTCTTTCCAGATCCTAATGCTACAAATATGGCTGAAGCTGAGTACTGTTTTCATAGACATCGAATGAATCGGACTCAGCTTCGTGATCTTAGAAATGTTCCTTACTTTGACAAAGACGCTATACGCGAATGTTTGCAAATGGGGCCTAACTATATAGAAGAAGACTACGAACAAGAACTTAAAGACGATAGCCGTAGCGATGACTATGGTTCTAGTCAGTTTGAAGTCTTAGAGTATTGGGGCATCATGGATGCAGAATACTGTCGCCAAGTAGGTATGGAACTTGATGAAGGAGTTGATGATTTAGATGAAGTCCAAATTAATGCGTGGATTTGCAATGGTAAGATGCTTCGGGCAGTGGTTAACCCATTCACGCCCTTTAGAGTACCTTATCACGCTTTTACCTATGAGCGTAATCCCTATAGCTTTTTTGGAATTGGCGTAGCCGAAAATATGGACGATTCGCAAAAGATTATGAACGGTCATGCTCGCATGGCTATTGATAATCTTGCATTGTCAGGGTCACTTGTATTTGATGTAGATGAGACTGCTCTTGTAGGTGGTCAAAGCATGGAAATATATCCTGGCAAAGTGTTTCGTCGCCAAGCAGGTGTACCAGGAACAGCCATTAATGGTTTAAAGTTCCCTAACACCTCCCAAGAAAATATGATGATGTTCGATAAGTTTAGGCAATTAGCAGATGAACAAACAGGTATTCCTAGTTATTCTCATGGACAAACAGGTGTTCAAAGCATGACTAGGACTGCCTCTGGCATGTCCATGTTACTTGGTGCTGCTTCATTAAATATTAAAACAGTTATTAAAAATCTAGATGACTTTCTTTTAAAACCTCTTGGAGAAGCTTATTTCCAATGGAATATGCAATTCTTAGAAAGTAAATTAAATGTTGAAGGTGATCTAGAAGTTAAAGCAACAGGAACAAATAGCTTGATGCAAAAAGAAGTACGAAGTCAAAGGCTTACTACTTTCTTGCAAACAGCTTCTAATCCTGCTGTAGCTCCTTTCATTAAAATTAATAAGCTTATTAGTGAACTTGCTTTTAGTTTGGATCTTGATCCAGATGAACTTCTGAATGATCCAGAAGAAGCAGCATTAATGGCTCAGATTATAGGAATGCAAAATGCTGGACAAGCAACTGGCGCGGAAGCTGGCCCCACTGGTCAAGAACAAGCAGGAATGGCAGCCGCTGGAGGAGTACCTGAACAGCCTCAAGAACTTGGAGCTACAGGTACTGGTGGGGGCAACATCGGAGTTGGAAATGTACCGCAGCCAGGGGAAGATGAATTTGCTGGGTAGATTATTAGAGTTACCACAAGTAGTAAACGAAGTTTTAGAAAGGAAAGAAGATAATGGCTGAAGTTATGAATCTAGATCCAAGTACAGGTAATCCTGTAGAAAGTAAACGTATTGCTGATGCTAATAAAAGAGCAGAAGAAGCATACATGAAAAAAATGGAATCTTTGTTGGGTCAAGATTTATATCGTATGGAAGTTTTTACTGCTGAAGAAGAAGAAGAAATGGAAGCTATAAGAGCTTTACAAGAAGCAGAACGAAAGGGTCGAGAAGCTTATGATAGAATGGCTAAACCTGAAAATCGTATTCCTAAAGCAGAAGGTGGTAAGTTTCCTGATCTTACAGGTGATGGCAAAGTAACTCAAGCAGATATACTTAAAGGACGTAAAGTTTTTCAGGAAGGTGGCACATTAATGATGCCAGAAGAAGGAATGCCAGTAGATACCTACGATAACATCCCTCCAGAAGAGATGGATGAGGCACTAGCTTCACAACTTCCAGATAATCAAATGGAAGAGAGTTATATAGATTATATTTTAGATGAATCACTTGATGATTCAGAACAAGAATATTTAGCAGATGCATTACAAAAAGATCCAAGACTAGAAGGTATCTTAGATAAAGTAATGATAACTGCTTCAGAGTTTTCAGGTGCTGGAGAAGTCGAAGGCCCTGGAACTGGTGTATCAGACTCTATACCTGCTCGTTTGAGTGATGGTGAGTTTGTATTTACCAGAAAAGCGACCGACCAATTAGGCGCAGACAATCTCCAAGTAATGATGGATGATGCTGAACGTGCTTATGATGGCGGTTATCAAATGAAGGCTGAAGGTGGAATGATGGATGAAGAAGATCCTGGCATAAGTAAAACTCAAGAGGAAATTGAAAAGCTTATGATGGGTGCCAACAGAATGCCTAGTCTTCAATAATTTTTACGGCTACCTTGGTAAGTCAAGCCCCATTTACTCGACGGAGTTAATAATGGCTACCTTGCAAGACACAAGCCCCGTGAAGGAGATTGAGAAATGTCAGAACCACAATACGAAGAGGAAGTAAGTAACCCATATAATGCACGTAAACCTTGGCATACGCCAGATGAACCTCGTAGAGGTGATGCAGATGGTTTATTTTACGCAGAGCAACAACAGGCTACCCAACAAGATTTGGCCCCTGATGAAGAAGAAGCTCAGCCTCGTAAACGAACTAACTATAAAAAAAGATATGATGATCTAAAAAAACATTATGATCATAAGCTAAATGAGTTTAGGCAAAAAGAAGAAGAACTTCGTGCTATGGCTCAAGCAGCACAACCTGCATATCAGCCTCCTAAGTCTGAAGAAGAGTTAGAGACTTTTAGGCAGGAATATCCTGATTTGTATAATACGGTTGAAACTGTTGCACATATGCAAAGTCAACGTCAAGTAGCAGATCTTGAAGCACAACTACAGTCTATGCGGCAACGTGAGTCTGAAGTATTGCGTAGAGAAGCTGAAACTACGTTGAAAGAAAGACATCCAGACTTTGAAGATATTAGAGGAAACGATGACTTTCATGCATGGGCAAAAGAACAGCCAGAGCAAATACAGGATTGGATTTATAATAATCCAGATAATGTAACTTTAGCATCTAAAGCTATTGATCTTTATAAGTTAGAAAATGGTGTTTCTCAAACAAAATCGCAGCCCAGACAACGTAGGCAACCACAGGGTAGTGCAGCGGATATGGTATCAACTAAAACTACTTCTGTAGACGCTAAACAGCCTAAAGTTTGGACTGAACGGGAAATTGCTGCTATGTCCCTTGATCAGTTTGATAAATATGAAGATGAAATCAAACAAGCTATGATGGAGGGAAGAGTAGTAGCATAAATTTAATTTGTGTTATTAGGAGTATATTAACATGGCTTTTAACCAATCAGATCAATTTTTTGAACCAAGTACAGATACCAATGCTAACTTTGGTAACTCTGTTGCAGGACAAAACAACTCGTTTTTCCTACCTAAAGTTTATTCCAAGCAGGTACTAAACTTTTTCCGTAAG